AGTTTCGGGTACTTGATTCGGATGATGAAGTTTGTTCGTCTAGTCCTAGTGAAACCACTATTACAACTCAAGCCCTTGCTGCTAATCCTATTATTACAGATATTGACACTGATGAGAATATTGGTGTTCAGCAAACCGCTGTAGTTATCACAGGTTCTAGTTTTGGTACGCAAACTGGTTCTGCTAAAGTAGAAATATCGCCAAATAACACTTATGCCGCTGGTGGATTAGTACTGCAAACCATTAATAGTTGGGCGTCAGTTACTAGTATTCTGTTTGATGTTGTTCGAACAGGGTTATCTGCGGGTACAAACTATGTTTGGGTAACAGACAGTACTGGTGCACAAAACACTACTGCGTTTCCGATTACTCTTACAGCAGAAACACCTTCGATTACTAACATCGATGGTGACGATGCACTACAAATCAACCAAACAAATATTGTTATAGCCGGTGATGGATTCTATCCAAACCAAACAGATGGACCAGGAACAGGTTTTGTAGAACTCGCAACAACTTCCGCAGCAACTGGTGGAACGAGAGTCACCCAGTCCATTGACACGTGGGCAGATCAGAGTATTCAATTTGATCTTACTGAAGGTGGCCTTAGTTTTCCAGGCACGTACTTCGCAAGAGTTTATAATGGCGACAACGTATCTTCGGCTGCATTATCTATATCTGTTCAGCAACCCGTATCTATTACTAATGTTGATGGTGATGACAGTCTATTAGTTGGTCAGTTAGGAATTACAATTACAGGTACCGGATTTCAAACCTCACAGGGTACTGGTAAAATAGAGATCTCTCCCAACAGTACCTATGGAGCGGGTGTACTTGTAGAACAAACGATAGACACTTGGAACAGCGACACTTCTATATCATTCGACTTAGTACGCACTGGTCTATCTGTTGGTACTTTTCTGTATCTTTATGTTACTAACGATTCTGGTGGCAGAGACCAACAAACAATCACACTGGTTGCAGTCAATCCCACTGTGTCTTCTTTTAATGGAGGCACACAGATATTTGGTGATACCACTGGAATCGCAGTAGTAGGACTTGATTTTGGTGCCGCCGACGTAGGACCAGCAAAAGTTGAATTGGGTAATGCCAGTACCTATGCTGGTTCTGGCACTAAAGTTGAACAAACAGTAACAACTTGGGGTGGACAAACCTCTATCACAGTCAGTGCATTAAGAGGCGCATTGTCTACTGGGACTGTTTATGCTTATGTCACTAACTCAGATGGTGGTGTAAACACAAACGGTTTAGCGGTTACACTCGCTTCAGTAGTTCCTGGTATCTCAAATCTAGATGGAGATGGTGGGGCTCAGAATGCAGAAATTACTGTAGGTGATACAGCCATTGTTCTAAATGGGTCGGATTTCAGAAACCCTAAAAGTACTGGCAAAATAGAAGTATGTAACAACTCTACTTATGTAAGCGCAACGGTTAAGAACGAGCAAACAACTACAACCTGGAATGATAGTCAAATCATATTTAACTTAGATGATAGTTCCGGTTTAACGGCAGGTACCAATTACATTTTCGTAACGAATGCGACAGGTGAGGTGAGTTAAATGGCAGGCTATGCTTTTAATCTTACTTTACTCGCTCTCTCTATTACTGATTTTGGAGACGAAAGTCATGATACAAATGAAGATGGTATTACTATTACTGGAGTAGGTTTTGGTGCTGCTCAAGGTAATGGTTTCGTCGAGATTGTAAATAACGCCACATATGATAGTGCTACCGTAAAAGCTAAACTTACTATTCAAAGTTGGAGCTCCACCTCTATTGTAGTGAATATGTGCGGTGGGGGCCTTCCTTCGGGAACCAATTATGTTGTGGTAACTATAGATGACGGAACAAAAACAAATTTATATACCTTCACCTTAAACTACGCAGGGCAACCTACAGATTATAGAGGGGTATATTCTAACTCAGGTGGGTCCAATTTATTAGATGCAGATCACTATTGGACATTTAATAATTCCATTACAGATGCAGTGGGTACTCAAGATCTGACGGCAACTGGCACAACATATGCCGCTACTCAAATTTGTCAGTTTTTAGGCAACAGTGGTCTTACTGATGCTCGAACAGACCATTGGGACGCGCCTACTGGTGTGGCTACAATTGGCGACCAAGCAACTATTCATTGCGTTGCGGGATGGTTTCAAGTTAGTTCAATTCAAGGACCACCTTGTATTATATTCTCTGAGTATGACACGACCGAACAATTTCAAATACTACTAGGATACGGAAATACGCTTTTATTTGGTTGTTCTACTTCCACAACTTCACTCCAATTTTATTCGGACGTGATTATAGACATTGCTCGTCCATATCATGTTATGGCAAAGTTTGATTCTGGAACAGGAAAGTTTGAGGCAACCTTAGATGGACTACCTGTGACTACAAGTCTCAATAGCAGTGACTTTTCTGATATAGGCACATTACCCGCACGTTCTCAGATCGAGTTCGGGACAGATCGAGCTGGTACAGGTATCGGAGGAGAGGCACTTACCCTAGCCTCCTCAACTAATATGAATTTCTCTTCCTGGGGGATGTGGAGTGGAGACTATCTACCCAACGAAGCAGAGACACGAGTTGATATGTTTGGTAGAGGTACATTGTCTAACGATACTATTACAGATCAGACTGGACTGAATGCACTAAATAACAGTACCATAGGAAGTGCTAATACAGTTCCCGCAGGTATTATAATCACGGGTAACGGCACAATTAATCTTACTGCTACCAACATAATATTTGACGATAAATTAAGTGTAGATATTGTTTATACTGGCACAGGTACCGTTAACTTTACAAACAACGGAACTTCTAATGCAGTAACCTTTATATCCACATCTGGGGGTTCAGTTAACATCATTAACAATTTCAACGTGACGTTTACAGGTGCAGAAAACAATACAGAGATACGAATATTTGAGGCGGGTACTATAACAGAATTAGATGGAATAGAAAACACTAGTGGTGATTTCGTTGCCAGTATTCCTAACGGGACTGTAGATGTTAGAATTGTTAGTGTCGATTTTAAAATAAGAGAAATATATAACTTAGGAGTGTCACAGGATTTTTCCTTTCAAGTTGATCAATTTTTTGACAGAGTATATGAGAATCCATAATGGCAGTTTCATTTAACAATTTTTCTTCTACAGGATTTGATAACGACCTTACTTCGAATCTCAATATAACTGCTAATGTAGGTCAGTTTGTATTACTATTGTTGTCTAGTGATGGTACTGCTGCCCAAGGAACACCTACATTTGAAGTTCCTAATATATGGACTCAACTTTACGCACCACAAGTAGATGCTGGTGGTTCTAACAGTGGTTCTGTGTATTATCGAGTGTGGCAATCAGGAGATGACACTACTCAAACAATTACACTAGCTAATGCTGAAAGAGCTGTTGCATTTGCTGCGGTATATGACGGAGTTCTTACAAGCAATCCAATAGACTCAAGTGCTGTTGATTCAAATAATACTGCTGGTACTAATCTTATTTTACCCACAAACTTTACACCAACTACAGATGACTGTATGGTGGTGGGGTTTCTAGCACTAGAATCTGGCAATACTAGTGCAGCAGTTATCACTTCTTGGCCCACCGGTACGGGAACCTTTAACGAAAGAGCGGATAATGTTGGTGGTCCTCCTGGCAATGGTACAGGATCCTCTTCTGGTGCATTTGCTGACTACTTACAAACTACCGCAGGAAGTATGGGTGCGACACCTACGGCTGTAACTTCGGGGGGTAGTACTCCCTATGTCGGTTTCTGGATTGCTTTAAATGAAGATCCTACTGCTCTCTCAGTGGATACTATATCTGATAGTACTCTAGACATTGGGCAAACTGGCATCACACTTACGGGTGTAAATTTCGGTGCAGTTCAAGGAACAGTAGAGATTGGCGATAGTGTAACTTATGCGGCCGCAACTAAGGTAACTCAAACGGTCACGAACTGGAATGTTAACGGGCAATCGATCACTTTCAATTTTGTTCGTAATTCTGGGGCAACCTATCTTCCACAAGGCGATTTATACGTATTCGTTACTAATGATGGTGCGACTGCACAAGGTTCTATTCCTGCAAGTTTTGGTAGAGTATCTTACCTAGACTCTATCGAAACAGATATAGGAGGAAGACAACCCGATATTCTTCATATACTATCTTCCAACATACGAGATGTCTATAATGGATTCAATGCAACTCAATCAAACGGAACTGAAACCTATACAGGTACAGGATTATGTAGAGATACATCAGAATCTTGGATACCTAATACTACTTCTGCGAAAATAGAGATTTCTAATGGTAGTTATACTAATATCACAGTTTTGCATGGCGAACGTCTAATCTTCGGTTGGATAAGGTTCCCCAACCAGTACAGCACACCTACTCTTTTCTTTGAAGAGGGGGGTGGTGTAAACAATATTTACCTTGCGCTTGGTTTTGGTGGAAGGTTGTTAGCGAACTATGCCGATAGTAATCAAGATGGTGGTATTGGTACACAAGCAATTAGTAACTTTAACCTGTCGCCTAACAGGACATATCACATAGCAGTACAGTTTGACTTCACATTAGGAACGGGCAACAACTTCGTTAAGTGCTTTATTGACGGAATCGAACAGACTATTGATTCTCTCGAAGTATCTGGCGGCACTATTCAGAACGTGACTAACCAATCGTCACATAGTGGTGACTATGGGTATGGGGCTAGTAACGGTAACCTAGATACGGGAGGTACAGACATTAACTACCCCGCCGCACTAAACTCTATGTTTAATTTTTGGGGAACATATTGTGAAGGTTCTAACGGAAGAACTTCAGGGGATCCACCGACAGGCGCTGAATTAAAAACAACGTTTTTTAATAAAGGTGTTCTGGCAGTAGAGGATGTTTACACCGACTCGACACTTAATATGCAAGCATTCGTGGAAGCGAACATAGATGATACCGCTTATGGAGATGTTCCTGCGGGAGTTTTGGTTGAAAAAGTAACGGGTGGAGGTAACTTTACTCTAACTATGTCTAACGTAACGTTCGATGATCGTGCTTCAGTACACATTTTATTCTTAGGAACTGCTGGTGAAACTCTGACTGTAATTAATGCCGGAGGTAATATTACACAGTCTAAGTGTATTGTTCCTTACGGTGGTACTATCACTATTGTCAACACAAATAATGTTACTATTACGGGTATTGAAAATGGTAGCACAATCTATGTATTTGATGGACCACTACCTACAGATAACGTAATAAATTCTACAACATCCTCTTCAGGGGATTTTGAGTTCTCCACTGTTGAAAACTCAGGAACTATAGTTGTTATAACTTTAGATAAAGGTATAACTAGAAGAGAGGGTGTGTCATTTGCTGGGTTAAATGTTACTATTCCAATAACCCAGGATGGTGACCCGGTGTATAATAACCCATAATACTCTACTATATTTTATTGAATCGAGTAAAAATAATTCTTGACTTTTAGCTATGTAAATATTATAATTCATCAATCTATAAATACGGGAGAAATTTAAAGAGGAAATTTCATGTCAATGAGCAGACAATTAGCAGTAGCCACTCGGGGTTTCCGAGGTACTTTTGCGGAAAAATTTTATGTTAATGAAGCTATCTCTTTAGATGAAGGTTTAGTAAATATAGATATTATAGAAACAGTACCCGTAGCAACTATAGAAGTAATTTCAGTGGAAGTATCATCCTTGGATGTGGAGGGAGCTTTTTAAATGTCATATATTCAGCAAGATTTACCCGCGCAAGCCCGAGGGGATACTTGGAACTTGCAATTTCTTATGCAAGATGTAAACGGAAACGCTTTAGATGTTACAGGAAGCCAGTACTGGTTTACTCTAAAATCTGATGTAGCTTTTATAGATTCTCAGGCTGAGTTACAGGTAGGGCCTATATCTATTTCAAGTTCAGAAGCAGTACAGGGCATAGTAAATCTATCGGTAGCAGGAGCCTTAACAACTATATTAACTCCTAAAACCTATAATTACGACTTACAAGAGGTACAAACAGACCAGACTGTTTCGACTCTTTTGATTGGAAAAGTAAAAGTAAAAGCAGATGTTACAAGAACAGCGGACTATAGTGGAAGCTCTACACTTAGTTCCTCTATATCTGGAAGAGCTAATTACTATGGAGAAACTACTACTACAAATTCTACTGAAATATTTCTTGGTGGGATATCAAATTCAAGACTACCTATAGAAGACGAAGGTATTTTAGCCTTCGATACTTTAATAGTTGGTAGAGATAATACTACGGGGGATTCTTGTGCTTTTCAGTTGTACGGGGCTATTAAAAAGGATACTGTAACGACTGAAGTTATTGGTAGTATAGGAATAAATATTCTCGGGGAAGATGTACCCGGTTTTGACGCATCAATTACAGCAGATGATACTACGGATACTCTAAAAGTTGAAGTTACCGCCGCATCTACTAATAGCACTAAATGGTCGGCGGAAGTCCAGTACACACAGGTGAACTTTTAATGGCTATTGTACTTGATAACCAAAATAATAAAATATATGTAAATGGTACTGAAATAGCCAATAGTGGTGGGTTAGTTTCTACTAGTATGCAAGTAACCCCTCATGGAACTATAACGTCTACCAATTTACAAGGAGCTTTAGAACAGCTCGCAGACCAAGATTTCAGATCTAATTCGGAGCCTACATCTAACGTAGAGGTAGGTGATACCTGGTATAAGATTGACACAGCACAGTTAAAAATATACCGAGAAACTAGCACGGGAGTCTTTGAGTGGGTACCTATAATGATAGGCAACATTTCAAATGATTCTGATACAGTAGACGCTGGAGGATTTTAGGAGATAAAATGACTCAAATTATACAGATTAAACGAAGTACTACCACGGTAGCTCCTTCTACGTTAGCTCAGGGAGAATTAGCTTATTCAGATCAAACTAGTAAACTATTTATAGGCTCTGCCACTAATGGAACTATTCTCACTATTGGAGGAAAAATTTATGTAGATATGTTAGATCATACTGCTGGAGTTTTAACTGCTAGTAGTGCAATTGTTGTAGACTCAAATAAGAAAATTGACAATTTAATTGTCGATAATATAGATCTTAATGGTAATACAATTTCGTCCACTACGGGCAACTTAGTTTTATCCCCCTCTAGTAATTTAGTGATTAATTCTAGTAGTGTGGATATTTCTGCCCAAGCAACTGAGTTTAAGGTCTTAGATGGCTCGTCTACTGCTTTTACTATATCAGAAGATACGAATAACTATATAACTATAGATACTACAAATTCTTCTGAAAAAATTGTGTTTAATAAACAACTAAGTCTTGGGTTAGACGGGTCCTCTGGGTACACAATGCCTGTAGCGGATGGAACTATAGGGCAAGCTCTTATAACTAATGGAAGTGGAGCAGTAACTTTTACTACAATTTCTACAGAATTAGATATTGCAGGGGATACTGGTACAGATACTGTATCTCTTGTTTCTGATACCCTTACTTTTACTGGAGGGGAAGGAATTGATGCCACAGTAACTAATAACACTGTCACTATTGCGGCTGAACTAGCCAGTTCTGCTAATAAGGGCGTTGCCTCGTTTGATGCTGTTGATTTCACAGTAACTACAGGAGTTGTAGCAGTAAATGCAATTACTCTTGGTACTTCTACTCTCAACCCAGGAGCAACTACTTCAAGTATAACAGGTTTGAATTCTATTGATGTTGATAATATTAATATTGATAGTAATACGATTTCCTCAACCAATACTAATGGAGATATTACTTTATCTCCTAATGGTGAGGGTACGGTTCAAGTTCCCTCTGGGTATAAAGATAGGGCTAATTTCGGGACTAACTCTTTAGTATCCAAATCATACGTAGACGCTGTTCAGCAAGGTTTAGGTGTTAAAGATTCTGTAAGAGTAGGTACAACGGGAAATTTAACAGCCACCTATAATAATGCTAATGGGACACTTACTAACTCAGCGGCTAATACTGCTTTAAGTTTAGATAGTATTACTTTAAGCACTAGTGATAGAGTTATTGTAAAAGATCAATCGAATGCTGTTCAAAATGGTATATATGATATAACTACCCTAGGTTCTGGCGCTGTTGCCTGGGTTCTTACTAGGTCAAGTGATGCTGACTTAGAGTCGGAACTTACTGGGGGCACGTTCGTCTTTGTGGAAGAAGGCACTGATAATGCTAATAATGGGTTTGTATTTACCCATAATGGAACACCCACTTTTGGTACTACAGATCTTACGGTTTCTCAGTTTTCCGGAGCAGGACAAATTAATGCTGGTGGGGGACTTACTAAGAGTGGAAATACCCTTGAAGTAAATGACGATAATATTTCTACCGAAATTTCTTCTGATAATATACGAATTAAAGGGATAAGTTCTACTGCCGCAGGAGATCTAATGTATGGTTCTGCTGCAAATGGAGGGTTTAATTCTCTTGTAAAACCTTCTGCGGGGGACGTTACCACAAGTAACTATTTACTTAGTATGGATACTTCTGGTAACCCTGTATGGGGCAACGTTCTCGACGGAGGAACTTACTAAAATTTAAACTCCTTGCGTATATACGCAGGCAATCGGAGGCCACATGGCACAAACTATCAAATTAAAGCGCTCTGCATTGCAGGGTACACCCCCCACTACGTCTAGCCTAGAACTTGGTGAAGTAGCCATCAATACCTATGATGGTAAGATGTATATCAAAAAAGACGACGGAACCGAATCTATTGTAGAGGTAGGGAGTTCAACTGGCGTAACATTATCTGGAACTCCTAATTATATAACAATATCCGGCCAGGTTATAACTAGGAATCAGATTGATTTAACTACTGATGTAACTGGAGTGTTACCATCAGTCAATATGGATGCTGATACAGCACACTTATCTGGAACACAGACTTTCTCAGGTGCAAAAACTTTTAATGATGGACCTACTATGTTGGGGACCTCTTATTGGCAAGTAAGTGTAGCCGATGCGGCGCGACAGCGAGCGGATGCTCGTGATGATGCCACCAACTATTCCAGATTACATTGGTATGGTATGACCGATGCTGCAGGAACCTCTAACTTTAGACATGCGTGGTATGATGGCGCAGCTTATATAAACGTCACAGCTAACTCCAGCGGTAGAATAGATTTTGGAGGAACTGCAGCCACAATGTATATCGGCGCAGACCGTGTGTTCGATGACGGTTATCACCCAAATGCCGATGGATGGACAACAGGCAGAACAATAGAGTTAACAGGCGACGTCACTGGTACTAGTGCCGCATGGGATGGAACAGGTAATATATCGTTTGCCGCAACAGTTGGTAATGACACGCATACACATAACGCCAATAACTTAACTGGCAACACATTGGCCAGTGGCGTGACTGCATCGAGTTTGACATCCGTAGGTACTATCGCAACAGGTACCTGGCAAGGTGGCGCAATTGCGTCTGCATATCTTGACACAGATACAGCACACTTATCTGGAACACAGACTTTCTCAGGTGTAAAAACATTTGCGTCAGGCCCAAGTCCAATTACAGTGCATAGAGCTAGTACATCTAATTCTAATATTAAATTTTCGAATACTGTAAGGACTACTTATTTTGGTCTAGATCCAGATGTTTCCGGTGAAGTATTAGTAGGTACTTCGGCAGACTTGCAAGGCACGGGCAAAAAACTTATTCATGATGCTGATAAAATATCTGCTTTAGCTGCTACAACATCGTCTGAATTAGCTAGTGTAATGTCAGATGAAACTGGATCTGGTTCATTAGTATTTGCAACTAGCCCTACACTAGTAACACCCGTACTAGGCACCCCTACTTCAGGTGACTTAGCTAACTGTACATTCCCAACATTAAACCAGAATACAACTGGCAGTTCCGATACGATAGAAATTACAGCTACTGGTACAAGCGGCAATTATAGAATGATATTTACAGGTGCCAGCGATGCAACAGAAAATAGTGCTAGTATCTTTAAAGACAGTGCAGCTAATTTATACTATAATCCAAGTACTAATATTCTGAACGCCCCCAATTTAGTTCTAAGTGGTGACTTAACAGTTAATGGTACAACTACTACTATAGATACTACCAATTTACTAGTAGAAGATAAAAATATTGAAATAGGTAATGTGACTACTCCGTCTGATACAACGGCTGATGGTGGTGGTATTACATTGTTAGGTACCACAAATAAAACTATTGCTTGGAGTAATGCCAATGATGCATGGGAGTTCAACCAAGATCTCAGAGTAACTCAGGCTGTAAGCCCTAAGCTAAGACTAGAAGATACAACGAATAATTCGGTATTCCAAGCTTACGCTCAGGATGCTAATTCATTTGTTGGTACAGGCAGTGCACACAATCTGCTCATAGGTACCAACAACATTACAGCCATTACTATAAATAATTCTCAAGATACTAGCATCAATAATGATCTATCTGTTGTTGGAAATGCGGGTATAGGTACTGCCTCCCCGCAAGGTGTGCTTGACTTAGGAAGTGCCACAGGAGGTAGAGGTATTGCTTGGGGTGGCTCCTCTGGGACAAACCACTACAGTAGTATATGGTCTGAATATGGTAATGCCTCTATTATAGTAGGTGCTGGCTTAAAAGGAAGCACCTCTGCCGCATCGTTTCTAAACCCATTCACAGGAACTTATGGCTATGCCGCAATTGAACTAGATTCCTTTTCTGATGACGGGATGAAGTTCTATACAGGAGCGGACGCCGCAAGAACTAAAGATGCAGCTATTGTACCAGTAGAACGTATGCGTATTGATTCATCAGGCAATGTCGGTATTGGTACTACGGACCCAGAAGCAAAACTACATATCAATGCCGCAGCTAATGGAAGTGGAAAGGGCCTCTATGTAGATACCAACACACGAACAACAGGTGAAGACTATATTTGGTTTGGTGACGATACTAATCCTGACTTCTTAATTAATACTACAGGTAATATTGGTATCGGCACTCCCACCCCGACTTCCACGTTAGATATTAGTATGCAGCTTTCTGCGGCACAAACAATAGATTATCCTCTCACAGTTTCTTCTAGAGATGACAGTAACTCGGTTAATCAACTAGGCGAGGAAGGTGTAGGAATTAAATTCAGATTAGCCGGAAATAGTGGGGCAACTCCAGGCAATAGTCTAGTTGGGGCATCAATAGCTGCAATAAGAGTATCTAGTGAGGATACTATTTCTACTGCAGATTTAGCTTTCTTTACTAGTCAAGATGATGAAACCCTAGACGAAGCTATGCGAATCGACTCTGATGGCAACGTTGGCATCGGAACAATTGCTCCAGCGACTACATTGGACGTTGACGGAGTTATAACTGCTACTGGGGGTAACTCAACTAATTGGAATGCTGCTGAAGCAAATGTTGCTACTAATCTCACTTGGACCGCTGGAACAACTGCTGGTCCTACCGTTAATTCTTCTACAGGAGCTAACGCAGTTATACCTTCTGCATCTGCTTCTGCCTCTGGTGCTGTCACTACAGGTACACAAACCTTTGCAGGTGCAAAGACCTTTACTGGCATACTGAATGCAACGTCTACTAAAGTTGATAATCTGACTTCATTAAATGGTAACTACTTAAAAATTAATGTTGGTGAGTCTGCCTCGTATGCAACGAGTCAAACGGCGGAGATATTATATATAAACTCCGAAAATGGTATGCAGATTAATTCATCCCCCGATAACTGGGTTACTGGTTGGGCGGGAAGAAACACATCCACAATTAATGACGAAAATGGAGATAGTTCCCTTTCTAGGGATTTAACTGTTGGTCGTAATATTATTGTAGCTGGTACAGTAGACGGACGAGATGTAGCGAATGACGGTAGTAAGTTAGATCTTATTGAAGCAAGCGCCACTGCAGATCAAACAGCTAGTGAAATTCTCACTGCTATTAAAACTGTTGATGGTTCAGGTTCAGGCTTAGATGCCGATTTATTAGATGGTAACCAAGCTACTGCCTTTGCAACATCAGGCCATAACCACACCGGAACATATGCATTAATAGGCGGAGATTTCTCACAAGACTTTAATGTCAATAATCTTAATGTAGATGCGGGTATCGATGTATCAGGTGGAATAGCCACGAGGTATGGATTAAATGGTTCGTATAATGTAGATGCGGGCACTGGTAGTGCTTGGGGAGCGAATATATGGGCTATCGGCACGAGCTACGATGGGGGCGGAGTCAGTGGCAGCACTTGGACTTCAACTTCACATTATGGTTTAGCTTGGAGAAGGGCAGGTACTGGACAGCATGCGAATATTGGTGAAGGAATATATGTACACCAAAATGGATCATTAGAGGGTGGTATTGGTACCGCAGGTATTTATTCTGCAGCAACTATAGTTGCAGCTGGGGTTATAACTGCTTCTGGGGGTAACTCAACTAATTGGAATGCTGCTGAAGCAAATAGAGCAATAAGTGATTCAGTATCTACTACTTCTAGTACCACTTCGGCTTCTAGTACTGCAGCTAAAGCGGCATATGATAGAGCATGGCCTAATACTGAGTATACTGATGGGAATGGTATAACTCAATCAGGAACAGTGTTTAGTATAGCTTCACATGCTGGTACGGCCGGTTTAATAGGTACAGTAAATTCATCTGGTGATACATTAGGAGTTACTTTAGGTTCAACATCCATTACATCACATAGAGGAGACCATGGTAGTACAGCATACACTCACAGTCAAGCCGCCCATGCCCCCTCTGGAGCTGAAGCAAATGTTGATACTAATCTCACTTGGACCGCTGGAACAACTGCTGGTCCTACCGTTAATTCTTCTACAGGATTAGATGCAGTTATACCTTCTGCTTCTGCTTCTGCCTCTGGTGCTGTCACTACAGGGACACAAACCTTTGCAGGTACAAAGACCTTTACTGGCCAAATCATTACGTCTACACTGGGCACTAGCAACTTAGTCTTGGGTGCAGGCGCAGGTAACAGCATTGTATCTGGTGGTAATTACAATGTACTTGTGGGGGATGGTGCTGGGGATGCGATTACTACGGGTGATAATAATGTTGCTGTTGGTTACGAAGCCTTGTACAGCAATACTACTACATCACCTGGTCAGATCGCTGTTGGATATCAGGCACTAAGATCAAATACCACAGGTGTTCTTAATCAAGCTATGGGGTATCGAGCTTTATATGCTAACACTAATGGGCAGCAAAACCTTGCTGTTGGGTATGAGGCATTAAGTACCCAGACTGCTGGTTTCTACAATCATGCTTTCGGGTACCATGCTTTATACGCTAACACTTCGGGGGGCTACAATTCTGCGTTTGGGCATGGCGCTTTAGAGAATAACTCCACAGCTTCTAATTCTGTTGCGGTTGGGTATGGAACGTTAAATGACAGCAATGGCGGTGACAACACAGCTGTGGGTACAGTAGCGCTTACTCTTAACACAACGGGCAGTGGCAACACAGGCCTCGGCAGATCAGCGCTATATTTTAACACCATCGGTAACTATAATGTAGCTACTGGTAGATCAGCGTTAGTTGGAAACACCGAAGGCTCTAATAACACAGCTACTGGCTATCAAGCTTTAAATAGCAACACCACCGGAAGTAACAACACAGCTTCTGGCCACCGTGCTTTATACGAATCCACTGGCTCTAAAAACATAGGGATTGGTTATGGAGCTGGAGACGATATCACTACGGGTAGTAATAATACTATCATCGGGGACCTCCCTGGTACAGCAGCACTTTCAAACACAATATTAATTGGTACAGGTAACACTGAACGAATTAAGGTAAACTCCACAGGATTATATGTTAATGGAACATTATTAGGGGGAGGATCTTACTCGCCATGGCTGATCAAAACAACAACCTTTACCGCAGCTAGCGGCGACCAGTTGATTTGTAATCACGCAACTACACCTTTCACAATTACTTTACCTGCAAGTCCAAGTGCGGGAGATACAGTAATACTTAGCAACGCAGGAGCAGCATTAGTGACAATAGGACGAAACAGTTCAAATATAAATTCAGCAGCTGCTGACGGCACGCTGCCCACGGGCAATTCAACCCAATTAGTTTACGTCGACGCAACTGTCGGCTGGTTCGAGGTATAAATTATGGCAGTTTTAGGCAGCGGCGGGGGCATTAAGTCGGTACAGCGCGGAGTTTATGCCGGCGCTGGAGGAACAATTACTATAACTTCAGTTGATATAACTAAATCCGTAATCTCAACCGTAAGTAAAAGTAGCGCGGGAACAGTAGCAGCTACAGGAAATATTACTGGAACATTGACTCCTTCAGGGGGAACCCCGATCACGCCAGGCACGACTTTTGGCCAACTCAATACAACCTACTATGGTGCTAGTTTTCCTTCTTATGTCGGTACTAGAGCTTTATCAGCAGGGACTACAAGCTTAATTACTAAACAATATAGCGCGGTAATAACTAACGCCACCACAATAACCGCTGATGGCCCCTGTGAATGGCAAGTTGTCGAATACAACTAGGAGGATAAAAAATGTTTTATGCAAACTTAGACGATGAAGGTGTTTGTATCGGTATTAGTAGTATTAACTCTACAATTGAGGGCGATTCTTCTTATATAGAAATCCCTGGCTATGACGCTAGTTATTTAAGAAGGAAGTATGCGGAGGGGTCTTGGACGGCAGAAATAATACCTTTAGCTGATTATCAGGCAGAGTTTATTGATACTAATCCAGACCCTGTTGAAGAAGTAGAACCGGTTGAACTAGAGGGTCGAGAGTGGCGTGATCGTGAGCTGCAGAGTACTGATTGGATAGTTCCAGTAACTGATCATCCGCAGCATGCTTCGTACCTAGCGTACCGAGAGGCACTGCGTGATTGGCCTAGTACACCGTCATTCCCAGACACTAAACCAACTATAACGTAGAAAATACGAATCCTATGAAAAAAAATCATTTTAAAAAACAAGGAGTAACGAGATGAATGATCCAATAACAGTGATAAGCACTGCATGGCCCATCTTCGTTGGCTTAATCATGCTAGTTGTCATACTTGCCAAGATGCACGCTGAAATCGATACTCTCAAAGAGAAGGTAAAAGACTTGTTTGATTTATGGAATAAAAAATAATGTTAGGTTGTGGTAATCTCAGGTCCGCTTGGGCACAGTGGCGTAATTTCTTGGGTAGAAGGCCCAGATTGGAAATAATATGAGCCATTCAGTTATAATAATAAAAAGAGCAGCTCCTGTACCTGTGAAGGTACAGCATCCTGCAATTCGTATTCGTCGAAAACTATATTCATAAGTTTTCAGATTTTTCTGCTAGTGGGAATACTTTTGCAATAACTTCTGCAATAGCATGAGCTAGTTCCATATGCTCTAGCTGTGTACCATTAGCTCCCCGTAGTTCAATATAATGAATCCAACTACGAAGCGTGCCATTAACGTATAGCCTGCTTAGTGTGTTTCCTTCAGGTAGTACTGATCTTGCCTGTTCTTTTGCGATGCCTTTCCACACAGCCCAGTTGTATGCATCTAGTGCAGCGTCTATGACACGTTGTTGCTTGTTTTTCCATTCGCCTTGAAGTACCTTATGTCCATCCATCTCAGGATCAAGTTCAATACTGTTTTGCCTGTTAACAGGATCTTGCAATCGTGCTTGTCTAATTTCAAAAGCTAAACTCTGTGTCGGGTCTGCATAACGTTGACTAAACTCTTGGAAACTAAAACTCCTATGTCTCAACAATTGTCTAGCAATGTCTCTGGTTGTTTCTACTTCCATACAAACACTTACCATTTCAAGTGGCGACCAATGTTTGTGTTTCATCAAGTACTTCACAAGTTTTTCGTTTGTTTTTGTATTGTTCTGATTCTCAGGGTTACTTACTCTGGCACAATAGGCTACTAATCCTAAAAGGCTTGTGTCTTTAGCAAGTTCGAGTGTCGGTGCTTGACTGTAACTAATTACCTCTGCTTTCATAAATTTTCTTTCCTTTCTTATTATTCTAAAAAAAGGGGCTACATAGCCCCTGGTTCCCCTGAGTCCAACTCTTTCTTGAGCAAGTCAATAAATCCATCTTTTCCAACCGTTAGCTGGTCAAGCCTAGCTTTTGATTGATTAATTTGGGAATTCATGTCTTGAATTTGGTTTACTATGTATTTAGCACTATCCGATAGATCGTCTATTACATAAGTAGACCCATTAAACTCTAGTGTTGGGGTACTTTCTTCTTTTATGTCTGTCATTTAAATATATCCTTCCAGTTTCCTGTTGTACTTGCTCTAGCATATTCAGTAGAGCGGTTCTCGAAAAAATTTGTGTGTTCTACAGCATTGATCATATAATCAAGCCACGGTAGTGGATTGTTCTCTGAATTAAATATTTTCTTCATTCCCAGCTGAAGCAGTCTACGATCAGCAATATAACGAATATATGCTTTTACATCCTCGGGAGTAAGATCTTGTATAGTACAGTTTTGAAATACAGTATCAATAAAAGCATCCTCTAACTCTACTACTCTTTCAGCCGCACAATAAATTTCATATTTTAGATCATCATCCCACACTTCGGGATTTTCTCTAACATATGTCTTAAAAAGCTTGCTCATACTTTCAACATGAAGAGTTTCATCCCTTATTGACCATGTGATTATTTGACCCATATTCTTCATAAGATTATGGCGAGGAAAATTTAATAAAATAGCAAAGCTACTAAACAGTTGAACCCCCTCTCCGAAGCCACTGTATACTGCTACAGTCTTAGCTATATCTTTTTTAGTTTCCATACTAAACTTGGTCAAGTATTCATGTTTATCGGCCATAGCTTCTATTTTCATAAACATTTGATACTCATCCTCTGGGTACCCTAAGGTCTCTAACAGAGTGGAATAAGCATCTATATGCACGGCTTCCATAGATGCAAAAGAAGACAACATCATCCTAACTTCCGGGGGTTTAAATGTCGGTAGATAGTGTTTGGCGTACCCACCAGCTACATCCACATCTGCCTGTGTGAAGAATCTAAACACCTGACTCAATAGGTTTTTACTGTCTTTATCAAGAGTTCTAAAATCCTTGAGGTCATCGGCCATAGGTACTTCCGCTGGTAGCCAATGCATATGATGAGCAGACTTGTACGCCTCATAAGCCCACCCATAGTGAAAAGGCTTGTAATAATTTCTATCTTTAGTTAACATAGGGTGTTACTCTCATAGTTAGCAGTGGGCTCCTTCCAGCCCGACCTGGCCATATCAACGGCTGCCTTGATATGTTCAATTGGTAACTCTAATTGTCTCGGAGTACGTTTATCATTATGCTTATCAACATAGTGTTTAATTGCTCCAATAATAGCACTTTCAATTAAAATTTGCGTTGTTTCTTTATCCAGTTCAACAGTCATAGTAGCAGTACCATCTGGTTGCTCATCAAGCTCAGTTACTTTTATTTGCATTTTCTCTCCTTAAAATATTGCAGTAAGTATTATATACCAAAGTAGCAGGGACAGTGAGATTAAACTCACCCATATCATAAAAAACTCTATCCTTCGCAAGCCAGACACCCATCCTCGTCATCAAACACGAATTCTCTAAGTGCTTCATCAGAGACCACTTCAGCCCTTTTATAAGCCTCACTTCTAGCGTAGTATAGGGTTTTCATTCTTCTACGCCACGCAAGCATATGGACATTATGTAACTCTTGTTTACTGACATCCGCAGGGAAGAATAAATTAACAGATTGTGACTGGCAAATATACTGCTGTCTATCTGCTGCGAATTCTATAATCCATCGTTGATCTATCTCGACGGCTGTTTTAAATACATCTTTTGTATATTCATCCAGAAAATCGAGATGCTGAACGGAACCTCCATTAGTTATGATATCTTTCCATACTTCGTCCGTATTCATACCTAGTTCCTGCAACATATGTTCTAAATACTCGTTTTTAACTAATGATGTGCCAGATTTAGTTTTTTGGGTATAAGCATTAGCTCGATAGGGTTCAATACTAGGACTAGTACCCGCACAAATAATACTGGAAGAAGCATTAGGAGCAACCGCTAATAAATGAGCATTACGTATTGTATTTGTAGGGTCATCAGGACAAGCTCCTCGATCTTTAGCAAGTTGTTTGCTAGCTTCTAAAGCTTGTTCTTTAATAGAGGAGAAAACTCTCCTATTAAAACTCTTGGCCATTGCACCCTCAAAAGCTATATTAGCCCTTTGCAGATAGGCATGAAATCCCATAGCCCCAAGACCAATGGAACGTTCTCTCATAGCGGAAAACTTAGCCTTTTGTAGGGCTTCTGGAGCATGCTGTATAAAATATTCTAAAACATTATCTAACATTCGTACTAGATCAGGAATGAATTCAGGCACGTTCTTCCAGCTATCATACTCTTCCAAGTTAACACTAGACAAGCAACATACAGCCGTCCTTTCCTCATTAGTAGCTAATGTTATTTCTGAGCATAGATTAGAATGATGAACTTTTAGTCCCATATTTCTCTGAAATTCTGGCAGACCCTCATTTACAGCATCTTCAAACATTATATAAGGTTCTCCCGTTTCAACACGATTCTGAATCAATTTCACCCATAAGGCTTTAGCAGCTACAGTTTTAGTAACTTTACCACTATGTGGATCAACTAAACTCCAACTATCATCAAATCCGGGCTCTGTAGTGGCTTGAGATATTAACTTCATAAAAGTATCAGGAATGACTACAGCATGATGCAAATTAGTAGACTTTCTATTAATATCTCCCCCAGTAGGTTTCCTAACATCTAAAAACTCTTCGATTTCAGGATGAGATATATGTAAGTACGCGGCATATGAACCCCGTCTAGTTACCCCTTGGGAAAAAGCAAGCATTTCGGCATCAACTACTTTCAAAAAAGGAATTACTCCTGTACTCTCACTTCCATTGCTTGTGAGGGAGCCTACAGAACGTACACTAGTCCAACTCCCCCCAACTCCGCCCCCTGCGGAAGAAAGAAAAGCGTTTTCCGTGTAGTGGGATGTTAAACCTTCCCTACTATCCTCTACATAATTGAGAAAACAGGAAATTGGTAGCCCACGGTCAGTTCCCCCATTAGATAAAATGGGGGTAGAAAACATAAACCATAAGTTACTAGCATAGTCATAAAGACGTTGCGCATGTGCCTCATCATCAGCGAAAGCAGTAGCAGCTCTTGCGAAAGCATCTTGAGGTGACTTCTCGTCAGCTACTAAGTATCTATCTTCTAGTGTTTGAATACCAAATTTGGATAAAAGTCGATCACGACCATAATCAATTATCATTTATAAAATCCTCTATTAGATTGTCTATCTCTGATAGACTGTGCCCTGGATACTCTATAGCTTCTTCACAGTAGGTCAGAAGATCCATCATTTTATAATTTTTGAGAATTAAATCCTTACTCTCATTAAGTGCCTGTATGTATTTATATGTACCGGGGAGCGGCATTGCGTCATATACATCAAATGCAGACTCATACTCATGAAGCAGGTCTGTAGCTCTTTTTGGTCCTATACCGGGGATACCAGGAATATTATCGCCTTTATCCCCCGTAAGAACTTTGAAGCTAATATAAGACTCTATGGGGAAGTCGAAAAACTCTTTCCAAGTCCATACGCTAGTTTCTTTTCGACTAACTGTAGAAAATCTAGATACGTTTTCATTTATAAGCAAATCCCAGTCACGGTCGCTTGAAATCATCCAAATATCTTCAATTCCATACTTTTCCCTATTACGAACTATGTAGGCTGCAATATCATCTGCTTCTACTTGATAGTACCTAAGCACCAAAGCCCTTTTCTCTAGAGTTACTAGAGTTCTTTCGTATTCCTCAAAGAAATCTTTAGTATCTTCTTTCTCTTTAGGTGTCTGGTCTTTATATTTTTCTTTTCTATCTGCTTTATAGTCTGGACTAATACTCTTACGCCATTTACTACTACTCCAGTCCGCAGCAATAATAATATTACTACATTCATAGGATTTAGCAAGACTCTCTACTGTTTGTATATAGTCATCTTCAAAATCTTTCTTCCCATTATACTTCCAACGAAAAGCTATATTCATAGCGTCTACTATAAGTACATTATTGTTAGGTTCCATAATTTGACTCTTAAAGCTGACCATTTGTAAACCTCACTTCTTCGTTATTTAACCATTCCTCAGCTAACATTATATAACAGTCTAACCAAGATACTTTCATATATCTAGTAGCAGCGGGTTCAATCAATGTAGCTACAAAAACTTTTGACCGTGAATACTTAAAAAGTAATAAAGGCTGCTGGTCTTTTAGAGAAGCCTGTTTTACTATTTTGTCCCACCACTGTAAAAAGTGATTAGTTTTATTAGTAAATATCTTATCCGTAAATGGAGATTTTTCGTAGTTTTTTACTTCTATACAAAAAAGATTTTTGGCATCTGGAACGTATAGATCTCCTTTCAAGTAAGATAGGGCACCCGAACTGGGCACCCTCTCAAACTGTAGGTCTGTAGCTTCACGAAGCATATCTCTCACAAGGTATTCTCCTCGCTGTCCTTTTGCTCTTGGGTCTACCATTATATTAACCTACTTATATTATTTTGTTTTTGAACTTCTACTTTCTCTAAAAGAGGATGAGACCACCCATGATTTACAAGATAAGTATTAAGCTCCTCTTCTTCTAGTAGAACTTCTACGAGCTTTTCTTTTCCTACTTCGTCTAAAACTGTCATAACTTCGTCCAAGAATAATACATTGATACGGCTAGAGGATAGACTACTCATCAACTTACGAATTGCAAGAAGAGTAGAAGTATTTACTCGGGCTAGTTCTCCGCTTGAAAGCGCAAGAATATCAATAATATTTCCATTATCCGTAATTTCTACATTTAACTTATCGTTATTTACCGCGAAATTAAGGGTAAAACGACCGTCTGAGAGTTCTGCGAGGTATTCGCTTGTCAGCTCTTCCAGTTCTTTCACAAGATTTTCGATCTTGTAGGCTACTAAACCATTGGTACTAAAGGCTTTTTTAAGAATTTCAATATTACCACGTTTTTCAGAAACTTCAGTGTGTCTATCCATAACTTCTTCAAGCTGTTTTTCGAACTCAATAGTTTGTTCTACCACTACCTCGATTCTTGCATTGTAAGCAGAACGAGTATTGTTTTCTTTCTGTAGTGTCTCTATCTTAGATTTTTGGTCTTTTAGTCGAGCACGAACAGTATCGAGTTGTACACGCAACTTTTCTTCATCTACAAGATTGCTCGGAATTGCATCGTCTACTGAACGATATAATTCCTCCCACTCTTTCTGTTTCTTAGATTTTATATTGAATTTCTTATTGTTCTCTTGAACTTCTTTAATCTCCTCCTGTATATCAGTTTGCTTGTTTTTAGTGACTTTAATTTTTTCATTTTCTTTCGAAATATGCTTATCTTTAAAGTCTTTGCTAACAGGTTGTTCACAAGTAGGACACACATTTTCCAAGCTCTCCATCTTTTTAATGACTTTTTGAGAAAGACCAATTGACCCTTCCATAGCCCCGAGTTGAGATTGTAAACTATCATATGATAGTAATCTTGATGCTTCTATCTGTTGAATTTCCGCAATATTAATTTCTTTCAATAACTTTTTATATTGGTTATTTTGAGAAATTTGTCTATTAGTTGAAGAAATATTCTTAATTTCAACCATAAGAATACTAATCTCCTCCTCAGCACTCTCCGATAATTTCGGAATGTCAAGGAGCTGCTGTGGGGTAGTATCGGTCAATTGATTATTTTCCAACCATTTTTCAATAGTGGATATCCGACCCTCAATGTTTGAAAAGTCTTGCTCAACCTCTCTCGAAGCATCCTTAAATATTTCAAAAAGAGTACCATACTTCTCCAGACCCAGTAGATCTATAAGAAATTTTTTACGGTTAGCGTCTGTAGCCGTTAAGAAGTTCAAACTTGAGTTAGGGTTTTGGTAGACTATCTGAGAAAATGTTTTGAAATCAATTCCAAGTATTTCTTGTATAGTCTTGTAAGTATTGGTAGCCGTATGACTACCAATATCTTTACCATTTTTGAGTAGTTTAACTTTCAGAGAACCTTTACGCTGAAGATCAATTTCATACTCATCTGCATCTTTTGAAAAGGAAAGACCTATTGAGTACCCTCCTTTTAACTCTCTATTAGGTATATCGGCTTTCTTTATGCCCTTAGAGTTTTTATTAAACAGTACCTCTTCTAGTATAAGAGGAATAGATGATTTACCTACACCATTACTACCCATAATCTGAGTAAGTTTTGTTGAAGATAGATCAAGCTCATTGCCTTCCCCGTAAGAAAAGCAATCACTCCATCTCAACACTTTTAGCGTAATCATTGAATACTCCCATTATTCCAGACATTTTATCTTCGCGTATCTCTAGTACATAGACCAAGTACTCCCATAACTCTTCTCCCATAGTTAGATCTTTATCAAGAACTAAGCTAGCTTCAGTACTTCTCTTAACTATTTTCTTATCGAGAAGCTCCGTAGAGGCTACCTTTACAAGATCCCCCAAGTCTCCCTCTAACTCATAAATAATATGGTCATAGAGACCATATAACATGTCCTCGGGGTTAGTGATTGTCTTGCGAAGTAGTTGGGGAAGTTCTAGCGCATCCCAAACATACTCCCAGGTCTCTGTATCTATAGTTATTAGCCCCGTAGTTACTTTACTTCGGTGGAACCCGGTGGTCATAGGACTTCCTGGGTATACTATATTACTTTGACAGTTTGAGTGGGAATGTAAATCTCCCGCAAAAACTATTGGGAACCCTTTAAACCTGCCCAGGTCAACCTCGGGAGTCACATGAGGAGGTATTTTTCCGCGAACATGCGTAAATAAAGGTACTCTCTTATTTAGCATTTCGATAGAATTTTTCTTGTGCAAATCGCAGTAAGGCAATATACTAAAGCCCCTTGAATCCTCATATGCCTCATCAACTATAATAACTTTAGGGTTGATAGTACTAGTAACTTCTTTTAAAGAGGTGAAGAAGGTTTTATTCTTCTTCGTAGCCTCGTGGTTGCCATCATAGATAATCGTTTCTATACTACAGGTTTTTATAAACGAAAAGTATAGCTCTAATTCTTCAAGGGTAGGAACTCTATCAAATAGGTCACCGCCAATAATATGCAAGTCAACATCGTCTTCCAATAGATTAATCTGGTGAAAGAAAGAGTCGTACCGAGCACGCGCCCAATTAATGGGCACGTTTTTCTGTCCTAATTTAATGTGCCAATCGGCAGAAAATAGAATTTTCATTAAGAAACGTCAAACTCGTTATCTACACTGTCATCGTCGGTATTACTATCTGCTCCAGCCCCCGCAGACATAAAACGCTCAAGAAGTTCTTTCTGCGCATCAGGTGTTGGGCGAGGGAAAAGCTCGTCAATAACAGCAGCTTCTTTCACCAGTGCCATTTCGTTATCGTCTAAAGCACGAATAGATTTTTGACATTTTAGAGTCTGTAGTTGGTACTCTACATTCCACTTTTTAGAGCCAGTTTTAACTCTTTTAAAGTGAACATCCCAACCCACGGTTTCATCCGTAGGATCCCCTAAGTCTTCCGCAGCTACCTTTATCTGATCTGTTAACTTTTTCTTCATATTCCATACTTTAGCCGTTCCATCACTATAATCAAGACACTGTATTGAATAAGCCCAGCCACACTTAAGATCAGGGTAATATTCCCTAACCCAGTCTTTCTCTTCATTTAAGAAAGTTTCCTTTTCACGGTTAAAAGACAAACATTCCATTGGCATGTTTCCTCCTTCCCCGTTTGGTACCCAATACAGCATTCTGGGAAGAAGATCCCCGAACATGCGTAGACGGTTATCTCCCTCTTTCATTACGTATTGAGATATTGATTTTCTTTTTGCTCCACCGGCAGCGGAACTGAATTTAATGCCCATATATATTTTCCTATAATTTAATGTATGACTTCTTCCCAGTGAAAATATATTTCATCTTCCACTAGGGTTAGTAGTCTATGTTGGTATATGAATTCTTTTGGCACTGGAGATTCCAGCGTGTCCAGACTTCGTTTATTCGTGGCTTGGTACTCAGCAAAGCTACGAAAACTAGCCAGTGCCACATACTGTGCTAATTCTCGATCTTTAAATTTCTTTCTGTTGGTAATAATTTTTTCTGGATGTAGAAGATAACTATCTCCAGACCAGTCTTCATTAGTCCAGCGGTTTACCGAGTCATAGTAATTTTTCGGTAAATGTGGGTATGTTAAATACGCTATTAAGGTAACGATATCAGAGGAAGAAGTCCCTAAGAGTCTATACATTTTAGCCCAATTATAAAAAATCACTATTAATCTCGCAGTCAGGAAGTATATTATACAGGAAACAGCTTCATATGTCAAGAACTATTTTTCTCACATGTCCTTGAAAGAATGCTTATAGCTTTCTCTTAGATAATGACCTAGACGTACTTTTGCCTGTCTTTCGGCTGTTCTCCCTATTAAGTTTATATCTACTATTACGGGCGAAGGTTTACCTGGGTGCTCTCTTACTACCCTACCTATAAGTTGGGTAAGAAGAGGTACATTGCTTACAGGAGTAGCCAAAATTAAACAACTAAGAGGGCTTACACTAATTCCTTCCGAGAATATACTCTGAGTCCCTAATAAGATATCTACTTTCCCCTCTTTTACTTTTTCTATCTTTCTTTCTCTCTCTTCCTCTGGAACTTCCCCCGTTATAAGTTCACAGTGATCCCCTAACGTTTCTTTTAGTCGTTTCAAAAAGTATACTCTGTCCGATACAAGCAGTATTTTATGCCCTTGGTTTTTATATGCCGCAGCAAGAAAGGCTACTAATTTGCCATACTCCTCCTGCCGTACCAGATCATTTATTCTAAGAGCCCAAGGAGTCTTAGCACTGTCCATAAATCTTATCTTTGATTGAATAATATCTATAGAAGGTTCCATATAATTTTCTTTGG